CTGACACTCTCTGGGCGTGCGCCCGCAAGAAGGCGTACCCGTCTGAGGACATCGCCAAGCTCAGCGTCGCAGCCATCGTCAAGTCGCAGCCGAGGGCTGAGGTTCGGGCGTACGCGTGCCGTCGATGCGGGCTCTGGCACGTCGGCGCGACGCCAGCCGGCGAGCGGAAGGTGCTGGCGTTCAGCGACGAGGACGCCGAGTCGCCGCGCCAGCGCAGCCGTCCGCCTCGCCGCAGGTCCTACGGCGATGCGTCAGTGCGGCGACGCAGCGTGCCCTCGCGTGTGAAGCGCGAGGACGACGACGATTGACAGTCGTGGCGGGAGAAGTGAGCGAAGTCACCTTTGCGCGCTGGTACATCCGAGGCCCCGCTGACTCGCACAGGTTTGACCGCAAGGTTCCCATCCTGCCCGAGTTCGCCGGCCAGGCGTTCTGCCAGACGTGCCTGATCGTCCACAAGGCGCCGGTCGGCACCGACTGGCACATCGAGTCGCAGGACGTCGACAGGATGCTCTGCGGCCTCGTCATCTCGCTCGATGAGGGAGAGGGTCGCAGGGGCCTTCCTAAGAACGTATGCTCGCGATGCGCTGAGCTCGCGGCGGAGGGTAAGTCATGAAGGCTGTCGGATGCATGGACTTTGCAGGAGGCATGGCATGCGGTGTGTCTCAGGCCGGCTTCGACTACGTGGCCAAGCGAGAGCCGTCTGCGTTCAGCGGGTTCGGCGTGGCGTCGGTCGAGTCCAACTTCAACGGGGTCCAGGTCGAGGTCTCTGAGCCAGAGTTCTGGAGCGTCGTCAGGTCGGACCTCGTGTTCGGCTGCCCGCCGTGCAGCGGGTTCTCGATGCTCTCCACGATCAACACGGCGGACTCCAAGACGGGCAAGATGGTCGATGGCGTGCGCGTCGCGCAGCGCGGCGTCGACTCGCCGGACAACAAGTGGATGTCTGAGCTGATGCGCTACGCCGCGAAGGTGAAGCCAGGCGTCATCGTCATGGAGTCCGTCGCCTCCGGCGGGAAGCTCGGCGCTCCGCTGATGGAGGAGCTCTGGCAGCTGGTCCGCGAGGATTCTGGCCTCGACTACCACATGACCGACGTGTTCGTGAACGCCTCGCTGATCGGCGGCGACGTGATCAGGTCGCGCTACTTCCTCGTCCTCCACCAGGCACCGTTCGGCGTGGACCTGCCGACCGCCCGCCCGAGGACGCTGATGGAGGTGATCGGCGACCTCCCGCTCGAGGCCGGCATGCGGACCGAGGGCCAGTACGACTCGTCCTGGGGCCACGTCACGAACGGCTCGCGCTCCGACGAGCGGATCAGGCTGACCATTGAGGAGTTCAGGAAGCACGGGTATGACTGGGAGGAGGGCAAGCGGCTGCCCGAGCACCTGGAGGCGTGGACGAAGGAGATGGGGCACGACTACCCGTCGTGGTGGTACGGACCCTCGGGCGAGCTCCTGTCGCACGCTGTCAGCGACAACATGTACTCGCCGTTCAGGTGGCGCGCCAACAAGCCGATGGGCGTCGTGACCGGCGGGTTCATGGACCGCGCCGTCCACCCTATCGCTGGCCGCCCGTTCACGTACCGCGAGGGCGCTCGCTTCATGGGGTTCCCCGACGACTGGAGCCTCAAGCCCATCGTGGAGGGCAAGCGCGACAGCTGGCTCGGGAAGGCCATCCCGGTGGCAGCTGGCCGGTGGATCGGCACGTGGGCTCGAGGCTCGCTCGAGGAGGAGCCTGGCGAGTATGCGGGCGTCCTCGTCGCGCCGAAGCATCGGGTCATCGACGTGTCCACGGCGGACAAGGTCTCTGCTGTGGAGCGCGGGGAGTCCGGCGAGATGTGCTGGTGGGAGCGCCCGGAGACGCCGCGGATCACGTACTCCTACGCGGACCCCGAGCCTGTCGCAGCGCGGCGCCTCAGGACCGACACGATGGTCGGCGCCGCCCCGCGCCCGAGGAACGTCTCGACTGGTCGTCCGCCGAAGGCGCGCGTCGCAGCGCGAGGAAGGGTCTCAGACAGCATGCCGATGCTCAAGCCAGACGCCGCGCCCATCGCTCGCATCCAGCCGGAGGAGTTCCAGCGGCTCCTCACTGAGCTTCGCCTGACGCGCACAGAGGCCGCTCTGGCGCTCAGCGTGAGCCCGTCGAGGATCGGCGAGCTCACGGGGCGTGCGCGCCCGAAGTCGTGGCTCAACGCCGAGCGATGGCCGGACGTCCAGGTCGCGCTGCGCAAGTACGCTGCCGATCTCACGCTTGCTGCCACGCAGCGGAGGTAGCGCTCAAGTCCCTGATTGATCCGCGTCGCGTATGATCGGCGGATGGCTCCCCCGACCGTACCGACTGAAGCGAAGAAGCGACGCGGAACATACAGGGCTGACCGAGACCCAGGAGCTGGCAGCACGCTGGTTCCTGTTCAGCGCGCATCCATCACGGAGCCGCCCCCTTCGTCCTTGAAGGACGTCGGGGCGGCCGAGTGGGAGCGCGTTCTTCGGGTCTGCCCGTGGATCGGCCTCTCTGATCTCACCGCCCTCAGACTGCTGTGTGAGGCGATGGACAGGCGCGAGCTTCTCGTGCAGGAGGTCGAGACGGGTGAGCTCATGCTCGAGACAAGTACAGGATACGCGTACGTGAATCCTGCGCTGTCTGCGCTTGAGAAGACCGAGGAGCGTATCAGCAAATGGATGCAGCAGCTTGGACTGACGCCGAGCGCGAGAAGCGAGCTCGGAGTCGCGGAGGTCAAGCAGGCCAGCGCGCTCGACCAGCTGGCCCAAAGCAGAGCCACACGGATGGCTGGCCTCCAAGGTTCCACACCGTCGTCCCGCAGAGCGCCATCCAGTACGGAGACGGGGAAGAAGTCCTCACGCTCCTCGACGCCTACGGCCGGATCACCAAAGACTCTATCGCTGGCCCAACCGGCGCTCCCCTCAGACCTCGAGGCTGGCAGCGTCAACTAGTCTCGGAGACGTTCGCCCGGGACCCTGTCACTCACAGGCGTCGCCATCGGACCGCGATGTGGGGGATGGCCCGCAAGAACGGCAAGACGGGCCTGTGCGCGCCTATCGCGCTCCACGGCCTTATGCTCGGTGGCGACGGCGCAGAGGTCTACTCAGCGGCCGCTGATCGCCCGCAGGCGAAGCTCATGCTCACCGCGGCGAAGAAGAACGTCGAGCTGATCCCCGAGCTCTCGCGAAGGCTCAAGCTGTACCGCGACGCCATCGAGGATCCGGTCACGGGCTCGATCTACAAGGCGCTGTCCGCGGACGCTTACACTAAAGAGGGTCTGTCGCCGACGTTAGTCTTGGCCGACGAGCTCCACGCCTGGCCGAACCGAGACCTGTACGACGTGCTCGCGCTCGCGATGGGCGGTCGCTTCGATCCCCTGATGCTGATCGTGACGACGGCTGGCGTCATGGTGGACACGCACGGACAGCAGTCGATCGCGAACGAGCTGTTCGAGTACGGGCTGCGCGTCGCCGCTGGCGAGGTGGACGACGCGACGTTCTACATGTCCTGGTGGGCGTCGCAGGACAACGCGGACATCGAAGACATGGCCGCCTGGGAGGCGGCCAACCCGGGCCTGGACGACATCCTCGACCTCAACGAGCTGAGGGCGTCCGCGAAGCGGGCCAAGTCGGGCGGGTTCAAGGAGTCAGAGTTCCGCATCAAGCGCATGAACCTCTGGGTGACAGCCTCGACGGTCGCGCTCCCCGGCGGCGTCTTCGAGATGTGCGCCATCCCGCGCCAGATGGACATCGCCGCGGAGCACGGCGACGAGGAGCTCGTCGAGAGGCTCGAGGCGAAGATGGAGCGCGACCCGAAGGAGTCGCGGATTGTCTTCTTCGACGGCTCGTTCAACCACGACTGCACCGCTCTGCTCGAGGTGTTCCTCGACGGGTACATGCGCATCCTCGGGTGCTGGGAGCGACCTCCGGACGAGGACAACTGGCGCGTTCCGATGGGCGAGGTGGAGAACGTCCTGTTCGAGGCCTGTCGCGACACCGAGGTCATCGAGGTCGCCGCAGACCCCTTCCGCTGGGCCAAAGAGCTCGAAGATTGGTCCGCAGTCGGCCTCCCTGTCGTAGAGTATGCGACAACGTCTCCGTCACGGATGGTTCCGGCGTGGGCGAAGTTCTACGACGCTGTCATCGCCGGCAACATCACCACGGACGGCGACCCTCGACTCGAACGCCACGCGAGGAACACCACGTTGAAGGTTGACCGGCTGGGGCCCAGACCAGTGAAGGAGCATCGCGGCTCGCCCCGCTCAGTGGACCTCCTCATCTGCGCCGTCGGCGGGTATGATCGCGCTACTTGGCACGCAGCGAACCAGGGGCCAGACGAGCCTCTCATCGCATGGGGCTGAGCGTCAGGCTCGTCGAGAGGCGAGTCATCCTCGGGAAAGACGTCGCGAGAGCTAAGACAGCGACTCGTGAGATCATCGCCCGCGTCGTCGCGGCGATAACCCCCGCGCGGCGAGCCGCGGTCGCTATCCTGGTCGGGGTCGGGCTGGTCGTATGGGGACTCGCGCTCTGGTCAGTCACCGTAGCGATGATCACGGCAGGCATCGCGCTCGTGGTGTACGGCGCAGTGCTCGTGGACCTCGACGTCTCGCCCGTCCGACGCAGACGCAAGAAGAAGGTGATCGAGTGAGCCGCGACTTCACACGAGGCCGCAGCATGTCTGGAGGCTGCGGCTGATGGCCAACCTGGTTCAGAAGGCGCTGCAGCGCTCTCAGTGGCCGTCAATCACGCTCGACGAGTACGTTCAGTTCTTCAACTTCCAGAACCTCTCGTACCCGTTCACTCTCCAGCAGACGATGAACGGCCAGGCCGTCGAGCAGGTTGACGGCAGCTACGAGAGCTTCGTCTACTCTGCGTTCAAGAGCAACGGCGTCGTCTTCGCGTGCATGCTCCTGCGAATGATGACGTTCAGCGAGGCGCGGTTCACGTGGCGCCGCATGACGAACGGCAGGCCCGGTGACTACTTCGGCAACAAAGAACTAGCGATCCTCGAGAAGCCCTGGAAGGGCGGCAACACCGCTTCGATGCTCTCGCGAGCAATCCAGGACGTGGACCTGGCCGGCAACTACTTCGCCACGCGCCGCTCGGGCAACAAGATCAAGCGCATGCGTCCAGACTGGGTGACGATCATCCTCGGAAGCTACGAGGATCCGACGACCGACCCGAACGCGCTCGACGCCGAGATCGTCGGCTACATGTACCACCCGGGCGGGCGCTACTCGGGCACGACCCCGGTGCTCCTCCTGCCGGAGTTCGTCGCGCACTGGGCTCCCATCCCTGACCCGTACGCGCAGTACCGCGGCATGTCGTGGCTGACTCCCGTGATCCGGGAGTTCATGTCCGACACCGCGATGATCACCCACAAGGCCAAGTTCTTCGAGAACGGCGCGACGCCCAACATGGTGGTGACGCTGGATCCGGGTCTCAAGAAGGAGAGCTTCAAGGAGTGGGTAGCGATGTTCAGCGACCGGTACTCCGGAGCGCTGAACGCGTACAAGACCCTGTACCTCGGCGCTGGCGCGACGATCACGCCTGTCGGCAAGGACTTCCGACAGATGGACTTCGCGGTCACCCAGGCAGCAGGCGAGACGCGCATCGCCGCCGCGGCCCAGACCCCGCCGATCCTGGTCGGGCTGTCAGAGGGCCTGAAGTCCGGCACGCACGAGAACTACAACCAAGCGAAGCGGCGATACGCTGACATGACGATGCGCCCGCTGTGGCGGAGCATCGCGACGTGCCTCGACATCCTCGTTCTGTCGCCGGACAACGCGGAGCTCTGGTACGACGACAGGGACATCCCCTTCCTGGCGGATGACATCAAGGACCGCGCAGAGGTCCAGTACCAGCAGACACAGGCTATCGGTCGGCTGATCGACTCGGGGTTCAAGCCGGACGTCGCGGTCGCGGCCGTCGTCGGCAACGACCTGAAGCTTCTTGAGGGCAGTCACTCGGGTCTCTACTCTGTCCAGCTCCAGCCGCCTGCTGACAAGAACGCGAAGGACGTCACGCCGCCGGACGCGCCGCTCCCGTCTGGCAACGGGACTGGTAACGGCAAGCTGCCAGCCAAGACTCCTGCCAAGACCCTCGCGACAGACAGCAAGGCGTCTCGTGATGCAGCTGGCATGCTCCTTGAGGCCGCGCGACAGCAGACCATCGAGGTACACGCGCACTTCCCGGAGGGGATGATCAAGATCGAGGCACCGAAGAGCACGACGCGGCGCGTGGAGCGTGACCCCGTGACGCACGAGGTCGTCGCGATCACGGACGCGGTGGAGTGAGCCGATGCCCTCGAACCTGAAGCTCTCCACCGGGACCGTCAACGCTCAGGCAGACGCGCTCGCGCGTCGTCTGGACAACGGCTATCTCCGGATCTACGACGGCGCTCAGCCCTCGACCGCGAACTCGCCCGTGACGACGCAGACCCTGCTGGCAGAGCTGCGGATCACCAACCCGTCATCGTCAGCCGCGGTGAACGGGGTCATCAATCTCACGCTTCGCCCTGACACAGACGCGAACGCAACAGGCCAGGCTACGTGGTATAGAATGCTGGCGTCTGACGGGGTGACTCCTCTGCTGGACGGGTCGGCCGGTACGGATCCCAGCGACGACCTCGTGTTCGACTCGGCGAGCATCCAGATCCACTCGCAGCTTGCCATCAGCGGCTATCAGCACACCGTACCGAAGACGTAGGAGAGACCCGTGGCGATTGTTGACGACTTCGCGATTGACGTGGCGGGGGCGATCACCCACGTCTCGGGCGCGACGAACTACACCGTTCTCCAGCTGCATCGATGGCTCCAGGACCTCGCTGACGACGCGCAGGCGTCGGTCGGCGACCTGATCGACATCACGACCTCGACCCCGTCTGAGCGGTCGACCGACAACATCATCACGCTGAACAGCCCGTTCGCCATCAACGACGCGGCGGCCCAGTTCCTGTATGACGGCTCGATCACGCAGAAGAACGGCGACGAGATCTTCGCTGGCCTGGTCGTCGTGGGCGCGGTCGACGCATCGACCGAGCTGCAGATCTGGCAGGACGAGGCCATCGTCACCTCACACTGGGCGGCGGGCAAGAACGCAGACGCCCCGGCCTCGATCTTGAACCGGGTCCTGGTCAAGGTCCGCACGAACGGGGCCGACATCGACGGTCGCAAGATCATCGTCTGGGCTCGCGAGCTCGGCCAGCGGTACGCCGAGTTCTCGGTCACGATGGGCCTCGGCAACAACGTCGCGGCCATCTTCACGTCGCCCGACCTGAACAACACCGACAGCGCCATCACCATCGCTGGCTGGTCCGACATCACGAACACCGAGGGCTACCAGCTCATCGACATCAACGCCGACGGGACGACCGAGGCGTACTACAGCCGGTGGAACTACGGCGCGAAGACAGCCAAGCAGGTCTACCAGCGCACCAAGTGGATCCAGCGCCGCGGCTCCACCGAGGCCATTCACTCCACCACCGGCCCCCTATTCCGGGGCATCACGCACCAGTTCGACTACGACGCCGAGACCACGACTCCGCCCGAGGACGCGGTCCTCGCCTGGGGCACGAGCTTCGCCTACCAGTCCGGCACTGGCACGGTTCCGACGGCGGGCTCATACTGGAAGAACGACACCGTCGGCGGCGTCGGGAAGGTCGTCTACGTCTCGCCCTCGGCGGGCGTGACCGGCACCGTCGTCATCCAGCGCGAGACGACGACCGCGACCTGGGCCACCGGCAACGTGTTCTCGCTGCTCGGCGGGACCGGCTCGATCGCGATCAACGGCGCCGTCACGGGCGGCACGAACGCTGGCGGATGTGGTCGCCTGCTCGCCAAGCTTGACGAGGGCACGAGCGGCACGCTCTGGATCCAGCTCATGTCGGGCACCCCGCCCGCTGACCCTTACGAGCTGTGGGGTCGCGGCACGGCCGGCAAGCTCGCCAACACGAACAGCGCCGCAGCAACGAAGACTGTCAGCCCCGAGTTCCTCGGCGCGTACACCGGCTCCTCGATCATCGGCGCTTTCGGCATCGGGATCGACCCGCCCGACGGCATCTCGGCCGACCTGTTCACGACCCTGCTCGCGGCGAGCGTCAGCCCGCCGAACAACCAGATGTTCAAGGTCTTCGGCCTGGCCATCGGCGACCGGGTCCTCGTGGCCGAGAACAGCGGCGGCGCCCCGAACTTCGACCAGTTTACCATCGACGGTGCGCTGACCACTGGAGCCATTACCTCCATCTTGATGCACGAAGACATCCCGCTCGACACGCCCGCGCTCACGGGAGCCAACGGTCCGTTCCTGCGGATCAAGCTCGACACCGGCGTCTATCGCCAGGTCGCGTACACCAGCTGGGCGGGCAAGACGTTCCAGATCGCCAGCACAAGCTTCACCGACCCGCTCGACGCGACCGACGGGAACTTCGCGTTCATTGCCTACATCGACATCGCCACGTCGGGGACCGAGGAGGCCGTCACGCTCAAGTACTCGGGCGACCGGACGATGTTCGTCCGGGTCCGGGACGGCGGAGGGACCCCGATCAAGACGTTCGAGACGACCGCAGGCTTCATCGCTGGCGGCGGCTCGGCGACGGCGATCCGCACGGCCGACGCGTAAGCCAAAGCTTGGTGGCGGGTGCGACCGATGCTATAGTCTCGCGGCGCACCCGCCAGCATGACGGAGCCTCCTGAATGGCCGTACCCGCCTACGTCACAGACCTGTACACGATCAACGACGGCTCGGGTACGTTCACCGAGCCTGCCAGCGCTACGCTTGGAGCGATCACCCCCGCTGACACTGACAACTTCGTCCAGAGTACCAGCTGCAACTCGAAGACGACCGGTGCCTCTGGTGCGCCTGCTTTGGCTGGCCTTGGGATCGCTGCCAGCGGCGCGCAGTCGATCTCTAGCCCTAATGCGTTCTACGCCTGGGTGTTCGTCGGAGGCGGCGGCCTGATCGACACCTACGCTAACGGCGGTATCCGCCTGATCATCGGCCAGGACCTGAGCAACTACAGGTACTGGTACGCGGACGGCAACGAGTACTTCCCGTACATTGGCTGGCAGTGTATCGCCATTGAGACCGACAACGCCGTCGTCGCCGCTACTGGCTCCACCGGCTCGCCGTCGGCCACGAAGACATACTTTGGTGTCGTCTTCAACTGCAAGATCAACATCGGCAAGGGCAACCCGATGGCAGTGGACGCCCTGCGTTGGGGTCGGACGATCACGATCACGGCCGGCGAGGCAGCGAACTACGCCACGTTCGCTGGCTGCGCCGGCACGAACGACGCGATCAACGCTCGCTGGGGACAGTTCGCGGCCATCCCTGGCGGCTACCAGCTTCAGGGCAGGCTGCTGCTCGGCGTGACCGGCGGCACCGCCGTCGACTTCCGCGACAGCAACGTGAACATCGTCACCGCTGTCAGCCGCAAGGTTGCGGCCTCGTTCAACGCCATCGAGATCCAGAACGCCTCGAGCCGCGTGGACTGGGACTCTATCGCCTGGTCGGCCCTGGGCACCGTCTCGCGCGGGACCTTCACGGTCACAGACGACGCCGATGTGAACATCACCGGCTGCTCGTTCACCGGCCTCTCGACGTTCTCGCTCAAGGCAGCGACCGACGTCTTGAGCTCGATCTTCCGCCTGTGCGACACCGTCACGGCTCCCGGCTCGAACTTGAGCGGCAGCCAGTTCCTGCTGCCCCGGGTGGCGGCAGACACGTCGGCAGTCGTCTGGAACGCCAACGTAGACCCTGACGGCAAGCTCAACAACTGCGTGTTCTCCAAGGGTGCCAACGCGCATCACGCTATCGAGTTCGGAACGTCCAGCCCCACGACGCTGACGCTTCGTGGCATCGCCTTCGGAACGGGGTTCAACGCCTCGAACGGCAACAACGACTCGACCCTGCGCTTCCTGCGGACAAGCGGGACGATCACTGTCAACCTGATCGGATGCTCCGGGAACATCAGCTACAAGAAGGAAGCTGGTGCGACCGTCTCGCTCGTCGTTGACCCTGTCAGCCTGGCGGTCCACGTCCAGGACATCAACACTGGCTCCGCAATCGTCGGCGCTCGCGTCTGGGTCCCCGTCACCTCGACCGCTGGCGGCAAGCCCTACAACGCCACCGTCACGATCACGAGATCGACCACGACAGCCACCGTGGCGCACACCGGACACGGCATGGCGACCAACGACTGGGTCTGGATCAGCGGCTGCACGGACCCGCTGTACAACGGCACGTTCCAGATTACGAGGACTACCGACGACGCCTACACCTACGTGATGGCCGGAACGCCTGCGACCTCGCCCGCCGCTGGCAGCCCCAAGGCCACGTTCGTGGTGCTCAACGGGGTCACCAACAGCTCAGGCGACATCTCCGCCAGCTACTCCTGGCTGGCAGCCCAGCCGGTCAACGGCCGGGTGCGGTCGGCCACAGGAGCGGGGCCCTACTACAAGACTGCCCCCGTGACGGGTACGATCAGCACCACGTCGGGGCTCGCTGTCACCGTCCAGATGATCCCAGACGCGTGAAGGAGCCTCGTGGATAACGGCAGCGGAGAGACCAAGCAGACAAAGCACGAGCTCGACGTCCTCATCGGCGAGATGAACGCCGCGGCGCTCGCGCAGAACCTGAACGAGCTGCGCACGCACTACGACATGCGGCTGATCGCCCTCGAGAACGAGATCGCATCTATGCGCATCCTGGTCCAGAACCAGTCTCGGATTATCGGCGAGGCGCTGCAGCGCGTGATGGGCTCTGGCTCAACCGAGCGAGGCGAGTGAGCCGTGGCTGTCACCGTCGACTGGGGAGACAAGATCATCGCCATTCCGCAGACCGACTTGGT